AGCAGCCAAATCAGCAGCCAAATCAGCAGCCGAATGAACCAGCCTCTGCCCCGTGACAGGGGGTCAGAGACGGGAGCATACCGCAAACCCGAAATAGCTCATAGGAAGCAATCATGCCACAAATCACCTCAGCCAGCCTCATTAGATCACGTGTCGAGTCGATGGACTACTGGAAGTCCGAGCTTACCCTCGTGCGTGCCAACCAGAAAGCACTGACTGCCGCAACGAAATTCTTGAATGCCATCATCGCACGGCACCCAGAGATTGCCCCTTATGCCTGGACCCGCGTCAACGTGTGGAGCATCGCCGAGCCAGTTGTGCTGTGCCTTTCGACCATTCACGAGGTGACCAGCATGAAGGAGGGTATCGCCCCTGCATTCATGCGATCGCTCCTCGAAGCCGGATTCGATGCCGTCAAGACGTCGGACCAGACCAGCAATGGAGCAGCGAATCGTACTTTCGAATTCAAGCGACCCGCAAAGTTCGGAATGCTGTCGATCGAATTCAATTTCACGGCGAAACTCCTTGACGCCCCCGATGCGACCTGCAGGAAAGTCCAGGTCGGCTTTGAAGTCAAGGAGGTGCCCACCTATCAACTGGTCTGCGAAGAGTAAGGAAGACCCCATAGCACACCCTCTCCGGGTGTGCTAGAATAGAATCTCACCAAACCTAGGAGTACCCAGATGCCTTTCCACCTCTTCTCTCGCGACGATGGCTCGCTCTGCATTTCGCCTGTCCTGCCAGATTTCGTCACCCCGATTCGTACGGTGATCGCTCCATCTTGGCTTGCCGCTAAGCGCGCTCTCGGCTTCGATCTGTCCCTGATCCAGATCCACCTCCTGGATGCTTGAGACTCGACCAGTGCAAGCCCCCCTCGCGGGGGGTTTTCGCGGGAATTGTCCCGACATAGCCTATAGGACCACACCATGAATACAGCAAAAGCCCGACGTACGGCAATCTCGGAGGCAGCACGAGCTTGGCTCGCCACCACTGCCGACAACCCAAATGACGAAGCCGACATCGCTCTTGAATCCGTCCTGCTTGCAGCCAGCGTGATCGACCCAATCGATCAAGTCGATGAAGTCTGGTCCGACTCACCTGAGACTCTGATGCTCGTCGTGAATGGCGCCACCATCATCGAAATCGACGTCGAATCCGGCAATTACCACCGAGGAACAGCAGATGAATAATGACGATCCAGGAGCATTCGAACGTGTCAAGCCCATACTCGACGCGGTACAAGAGATCATCGAAGCTGCCGGACCCTCCGGTATTCCCTCAGGCCACCTCTACGCGATGCTCATGGGTCATATGGATCTTCAGACTTACCAGAGCATGGTCGGATTGATGGTCCGAGCCGGTGGCGTTACCCTCGAAAATCACGTGCTGCGTATAGTACCGAAGGTGGCCAAATGATTATGACTTACAAACGTCGACAGATCCGAATGGTGAATGCCAGAACAGGCCGACCCATTCCGGACCTAAACACGATCGAGGGTCACGTGAAGATTACCGACCTGATACTTGACAGGGGGTCCGACGATGTGCTCCAATCGGATCAGCCGGTATTGACCGGATATTCAGTTTTTAACTCTAAGGAAATCACCATGGCACGTAAACCTAAAGCCGAGTCTATCATCAATGACGAAGGCTACACCGAAACCCTGAACCCTGAACCCGTGCGCGAACCGACCCGGCAAGAGATCGCTGCCGAGAAAGCCCAGGCCAAGATCGCTGCCAAGGCCGAGAAGCTCGAAGCCAGTGCTGCTGCCAAGGCCGAGAAAGAAGCTGCCAAGCTGGCTAAGGTAACGTCGACCAAAGAGGCACGTAAAGCTGCGAAGGCCGAACGTCAATCACGACTCGAAGCGTTGAACGTGGATGGCACACGCAAATACGTCGGCTCGATGCTGGCTCTGGCTGATCGCGTCAAGCAGGGGGTCTACGTCAAGAGCGCTACCGGACAGCTTCGCTCGAATGACGATCTCGCACAGATGCTGGATGGTGTCACCCCTAATGGTGTGATCCAGATCGCGAAAGCCGTCTTGCAGCTGGACGTGAACCCCTACAGCCATCTGAACGTAGGTCAGCAAAGCATGAATCTGCGCAACAAGCTGCGTGGAGCGCTGCGCAAAAACACGATCAACCTTGATATGGTCCACGACTACATCGATGAGAATGATCTGGATTTCAGCGAGTCGATCGTGGAGAAGGCAGCTGCCAAAGCCGAGCGTGTCGCGGCGGCGAAGGCCGAGCGTGAAGCAAAAGCAGCGTTGAAAGCCGCTGCCGTTCCCGAGACAGCCGAAGCGTAAAAGTATTCTTCCCTCGCCTAGAGGAATGCCCCGTAAAGCGAGATATCGGGGTTCCTAAGTGATCACAGGAAATTGTGCTGAACAGCGTACAGCAAGCAGATCACAGCTTCGCTCGATCGGCACCCGTAAGGTGCCACCCCATAGTTCAAATAGGAGTTACCATGAAGATCAATATGCTTGTCCGCGCACGTCGACATTTCAATAATGACCTTGCTACTCGTGCACAGAATCGTTATAACCAACGTGCTTGGATTCGCGCAGTCCGGATTCTGGGCGATCGCTGGCTCCTCGCCGTACCGATCCCACGCCGCGACCCGGCACACACCCACTCCTGAGGTACCACCGTGCCACTCCCGACCCCCGGATCGACCCGACATAGCCCGATACCCATCGAGCGCCTCCCGGACGCGTCAAAGTACAAGCTTCTGATCGTCCAATGCCCAGACCCCCTGATGTGGTATGCTGGTAAAATAGGTCAGACGGTACCGTATCTTGGCCATTGGCCTGAAAGCTTCAGAAGCCGTGAAGATGCCGGATATATCAACATCGTGAAATTCGCTGACGCCAAAATCGTGAAGATGGTACCATGAGCCTACGCCACAAAAGTTCGACCTACTATGAAGGTAACAACGAGTACAAGGGTCTTGGTATCATTAAATACTGCGCCCTCTGTGGAACCCATCGGCCCATTCAAGGTGGGTCCGTCCGAGTCATGTTTGGTGGACGTCATTTCTGCTGTGCCGACCACCCAAGGATAAAGGATATCAAATGCCAACCCCCGAAGAAGAAGACCCGCAATATTGCATCAATTGTTCCGGTTCCGGTGAAGGCCGATATGAAGGCACTCGCTGCTGGAGTTGTGGTGGATCTGGTACCGAGCGCAATGAGCGCGATGACGATGATCATATTGAACCAGACGAATAAGAAGACGCGAAAATGACTCTCTCAAATACCGTTCACGTGGACTTCGACGCGAAAACGCGACGCCTGAAGATGGCGTACCCATTCTTCCTCGCCGACGCCGCTCGGAATTTCCCTTCTCGTCGATTCGACCCGAAGAGCAAGACATGGCGCATGCCGCTGGTGAGGACGAATATTATGCACTTGCATGATACAAAGCACCTCTACCTTTACCACTTCACGGAATCAGCTGTATCTGCGATCAAGAATTACGAGTCGCTCATGTCCGGGCCGAAGTATCAACCCTTCCCCTATCACCTCTATGACTTCAAGAAATCTGAGAAAGCGTACGAGCCGATGGAGCATCAACGTAAGATGCTTGACAAAGCTTGGAATCTCCCGGCTGTCGCGTGGTTTGCTAAGATGGGTACTGGCAAAACATTTGCTGCGATACATCTTGCTTGCGCTCGGTTTAAAGCTGGCCTCATTGATTCAGTCGTCATCGTATGCCCGTCAACACTTCGTTCTACGTGGCGTAAAGAACTGGCTAAATACGCGACTGTGGAATATGACTTTAAGATACATGAGACGAAAGCCACATGGCTGAAGGAATTTTATGCCGACCACAAATCTGGCACCTTACAGATACTTGCCGTATCAGTGGAAGGTCTTGGCGTGTCATCCGCGTTATATGATAGCGTGTGTGGTTTCTTCCCCCGTCGAAACGTCATGGTCGTTATGGACGAAAGCAGCCGGATCAAAAACCCTGCGGCCAAGCGCACTGAGCGCACGATTGAATTTCGCGATGCTGCCAAGTATCGAATTATACTCAACGGCACACCCATTGCGCTCGGTATTCAAGACCTATGGAGCCAGTACGAATTCCTCGACCCCAATATTATAGGTAGCGGAGATTATTGGAGCTTCAAGACACGATATTTAGCAATGGGTGGCTACGAAAACAAGCAGATCGTCGGAGTACGGAATATTGAAGAACTGATGAAGCTGATTGAGCCTTACACTGTCGAAGTCGGTAAAGACGTATTGAATCTACCACCGAAAATGCCGAAGACCCGGTATTGTGCCGCGACCCCCGAGCAGAAGATGTTATTGCGCCTGATCAAGTCCGGTAACTCCCTCGACCCGAACGCCCCACTAATCAAGGTCGATAACGTACTGGAACGGGTACTTCGCTGGCGACAAGTGGTCGGAGGCTGGATTCCACGGCAGGACCCCCTGTCCGGGAAAGTGACCCTTGAACCGCTCAAGGAGAACCCGAAGATGGACTTGCTGTTCGAAATGATCGAGGATCACTATGACGGATCGAAGTTTATCATTTGGAGCACATTCATACACGAGCTTGAATATATCGCCACGAGGTTACGGGAAAAGTACGGATCAGATAAGACGGCTCTGTACTATGGTGCTACTGAGAAAGAAGAAAGGTCTAGAATCGAGGATCGCTATTGCAACGACCCGACCCTTAAATTCTTTGTGGGTAATCCAGCTACAGCAGGACTTGGACTTACTCTTGTCTCCGGAATGGACGACATCTTGGTGTACTATTCAGGGACCAATGCTTATATTGATCGCGCACAAAGTGAAGACCGTGCCCACCGAATAGGTCAACACCGATCCGTTACCATTTCCGATTTGGTGATGGAGAAGACGATCGACGAACATATTATCGCCGCTAACGCGGAGAAGATGAGCGTGGAGGAATATATCATGCACCGGCTCAAAAACGGAGCGCCACTCGAAAGCATGGAACTCACTGGGTAGGACATAGACGGCACCCGTCGCCCGTGGTATACTCGGAGTACCGGGTCGAGAGAGATCCGGATAGTTAAATAGGAATCAATATGAAACGTCCAACTGTTTGGATTATTAAAGAGCAGTCGGTGCGCAGCAGCACCGGCAGCGAAGCGATGGATTACAGTCCGGCTATGGCTTACGGCGAGATCGAATTCATCACCCATCAAGATATGCCACTTTACCCCCGCTCATCTGTCCAGATGAATTGGGATCTGGACGTGGCAGCTTTTGTTCGTGAATACGACCCGCTGACGGATTTCATCATCACGACGGGATCACCTACCGCCATTTTCGCAGTCGGACATCAGCTCGGATTGGCTGGCAAGGCTCCTCGTTACCTCGTCTGGAGACGCGAAGAGAACCGGTATCGCGTCTTGGATAACAGTCTCCCGGATACCTCTACAATCACTCTCGAATCAATAGGAAAATAGTATTATGGCTGACCTGAATACCCTGCGCGAACTCTGCGCTAAAATGCAGAGCTTGCAGACCGACAAGGAGACGCTTGAGGAGTCCCTCAAGACGGTGAATATCGACATCGACGACCTGCGCCTCAAGAAGATCCCTGAAATGATGGATCAGATCGAGGTGAAGAATGCGACGTTTCCGGGGATCGGACGCGTACAACTGGCTGGTGACCTTTATTGCTCGACGAAGGCCGGTAAAAAGGATGCGGCAATGCAATGGCTTCGCGACATGGAAATGGACGGAATGATCAGCGAGACGTACAACGCCAGCAGCATGAAAGCATTGGTCCGCCGTCTGATCGAACAGGGTACCGATATCCCCGACTGCCTGAACGTCACTCCTTTTATCCGTGCATCAATCGTCAAAGCCTAAAATGTCTTTCAAAAATCCATCTGCCACCAAAAAAGGTCCGGGTCGTTACCATAAGCAAGGTCACAGGAAGACCAAGAAATCGCTGACCAAGAAGAAATGAGTTCCCCCTCCGGGCCATCCTGTATAACGCGCAGCGGCTCGGCTTTTGTAAGCAGCGTTTGGAGTAATTGAAATCATGGCTACTAACCCTAAGAAAACTGAAGTCGCAATCGTTCCCGCAGATCCGTTTGCTGTGACTACGGCACCTGACTACATCAAGCAGGGCGCAGCCCGTGGATCGGAAGAGGTCAAATCCTCCGACATGGTGCTGCCCCGCTTGGAGATCGTCCAGGCTCTTTCTCCTATCAAAGAACTGAATCAGGATGCCCGTGATGGCCTGCTGTTTAATTCAGTGACGCAGGAGATTATAGGCGACCATGCCTATTTCGTCCCGGTGTACTTTCGCTTAGAGTATCTGATCTGGAAGGATCAGGATCAAGGTGGTGGCTTCTTCGGATCGTTTCCCACGTTGGAGCAAGCAGAGGAGCGCAAAGCTACGGAAGTCCGGAACGGGGAAAACCCCGAGCATTTGGAGATCGTGGACACGCCAGTGCATTACGGCTTGCGGATCACTCCTGAGGGCGAGAAAGAGCAAATCGTCATTTCCATGGCCAAGACTAAATCTAAAGTCTCGCGCAAGTGGAATGCGATGATCCAGATCGCTGGTGGTGACCGATTTGGTCGCGTTTACAAGCTGTCCTCTTTCACTGACGAGAACAAGAAAGGCCAGAAGTTCAAGAACTTCGTCGTACAGCCTGCCGGGTTCCCACCGAAAGCAGTCTACGAAGAGGCTGAACGGCTTTACACCGCATTCCGTTCCGGTGAGATCACGGCGGATCACGCGAGCGCTGTCCCCGAGAAGGACGCAGCTACCTCCGCTGATCGCGGCGGCATTTAACTGAGTCTCCCTTCCCCATGGCTCCTTTGCAGTTGCCACATGGGGTTTTTCCCTCTGCCTTCGGGCAGGGGGGTTTTTATAGAGCATAATATGTTTCCCGAGATACCAAAAAATGAAATCATGTCGCTCGATTATGAGACTACTGGTCTTAAGTATTGGGATCCCGATTTTCGCGTGTTTGGTATCGGCGTGGCTACTGGCAGCGATTCTTGGTACTGGGATATTCGGGATGATCCAAGCGTTGTTGCATGGTTACGTGACACTATTCGAAATCGAACGGTAGTCGCTCAGAACGCTCAGTATGAATATCAGTGTTCTCGTGTTCTTGGAGCCGACCCTCGACTGACCAATTGGTACTGCACGATGGTGGCTGAGTGCCTCATCAATGAACATCACCTTACCTACGATCTGGCTAGTATTGCGAAGTACCGTGGCATCGACAGCCAGAAAACCATGATACTCGAGGAGATACGTACCGCGATGGGGTGGCGAGATAGTCGGGAGGTACTACGGCGACTCTCAGAAGTCCCCGCAGCTATGGTGGCCCGGTACGGTGCCTCCGACGCCTCCGACGCCCTCCTAATCTACCGTGCTCAGCAGTCCGAAATCTCCAAGCAAGACCTGCACCGAGTACTGCAGCTTGAACAAGACGTTATGCCTGTGCTGGCTGACATGTCTTGGACTGGCATCCGGGTTAATCTCGAAGCGGCACATGCTGCCATCCCCCGATTGGACGACCAAGAGGGAATTCTTCAAGCTGAAATCAACGCAATCACAGGAGGGAAATTTAATGTCAACTCGTCTCCCCAAGTCCGCGAATTCTTCAAGCCGGAACCGATCAGCAAATTTCAATGGCGTCTACTCGACGGTACGCTCGTCGGGCCGACCAAAGGTGGGAAGGGTCCATCACTTGACCAGAACGTCATGCGAACCATCAAGCATCCTCTGGCTGAGAAAATATTGGCTCTTCGTAAGACGATCAAGTTACGAGACACCTTTATCCGTGGCCATGTTATCGGAAGTGCTGATGGGGACGGATACGTACATACCCAATTCAATCAAACACGTAATGATGCAGATGCAGGGACTGTCACCGGACGTTTATCGTCTACGGACCCGGCGTTACAGCAGATCACAAAGCGCGATAAAGTCAACGCTGCAATCCTCCGGGCCATGTTCCTCCCTGATGCAGAAGACGAATGGTTTTGTGCTGATTATTCGCAAGTAGACTTCCGTTGCGCGGCACATCTGATCAACGACCAGAGCGTGATCGACGCTTATGCATTAGATCCGAGCTTGGATTACCACCAGATCGTATCTGACATGACCGGAATCCCCCGAAATGCAACATATGCGGGTGCGCCGAACACAAAGCAGATCAATCTCGGACTCGCATTCGGAGCAGGAGTCGGGAAGCTGGCGTTCATGATGGGGATGCCTTACGAGATCAAAGAGGCTCGAGGCAAGATGCAATACGTGGCAGGACAGTCAGCCACCGACATATTTAACCTCTACCATAAAAAGCTTCCCGGAGTCAAGGAATTCATGAAGAAAGCGGAAGCCGTGGCTAAGGAAACCGGACATGTCCGGACAGCCGTGGGTCGCCGTCTGAGATTCCCGACAGGTGCCCACAAAGCAGCTGGACTGCTCTACCAATCTTACGCTGCCGACTTACATAAAATCGGGCTGGTCGAAGTCGATGCTTTGATCCGCTCCCAACAACTCCCGGCGAGGCTTCTGATGTCGTGCCACGACGAAATCGGGGTGAGTATGAAACAAGATGATGAGGTCAAATCCCTGATCATCAAACGCTATACAAATTTCAATAATGAGAATTCGGTGGTGAAGATGCGGGTTCCGATCACTGCAAGTGGGGATTTTGGTCATAACTGGTATGAGGCATCGAAATGAGATTATCAGCAGAAGAGACGAAAGCTTATAATGCTGCTTATTATCATGCGAATTGAGAGCGCAGACTTGCGAAAATCAACGAGTGGAGAGCCGCGAACCCTGAGAAGGTGCGAGAGATTATTAACAGATCGAACCGCAATAATTCAGCCACTGTGTTGGCCAAGACGAGGAAGTATCAACTCGCGAAAATACAAAGGGTCCCCTCTTGGGCAGACCATGAAAAGATTAAGGCTATTTATCAAGAAGCCGAAAGAACTGGGATGACAGTTGATCATATTATTCCTTTGCGGGGTCAATTAGTTTCAGGATTGCATGTGGAAAACAACTTACAATTGTTACCCGGCAATGTTAATTATAGCAAGGGTAACTTTTTTAAGGTCAAACAATGACACATAATGTTGACATGGTGATGGATTTTCAGTACGGGTCCACTGGCAAAGGCTTGATCGCTGGATATCTAGCCAAGCGTGGTAATTACGACACGTCGATCTGCTCTTTTGCAGTCAATGCCGGACACACTTACATCGACAAGTCTCGTGGAATCCATTTGATGACGCAGCAAATTCCCACAGGTGCGTTGTCTTCCCCAACCGTGAAGCAAATACTGATCGGACCCGGATCCCTGATTCATGGGCCGACCCTGTTAGGTGAAATTCATAAGTACAGCCATCTTCTCCAAGGCAAGCAGATCCTGATTCACCCTCACGCCGCCGTGATTGAAGAGTACCACACAGATCAGGAAGTTGAATGGGGTATGGCCAAGATCGGGTCGACCGTTCACGGAGTCGGTGCTGCAGCTATCGAGCGTATTAAGCGCGACCCGACTAACCCGAACATCGCCGCGATCCGTTGGGCCGGGACTGAACTAGAATGGTGCGTGACCACTCCGGAGAAATACCGCGAAGCTCTTCGACGGGCTGAAAATGTGTTGATAGAAGGTGCTCAAGGCTTTAGTCTCTCGATGTATCACGGCCAATACCCGTACACCACATCTCGCGACGTTACTCCTTGGCAGATTGCGGCTGACTGTGCGTTGCCTTACCGGTGGGCGAGCTACATCAAGGTTATCGGTTCCATGCGATGCTTTCCGATCCGGGTCAACAACCGTACCGGCAGCAGTGGACCCTGTTACCCCGACCAAGAGGAAATCAGCTTCGAAGATCTCGGGGTCGAGCCAGAATTCACAACGGTCACTAAACTTAAGCGCAGAATCTTCACATTCAGTCAGCAGCAGGCACAAGAGGCAGCTTTCCATTGTGGTGGATACTGGGATACCCGAGTATTTCTGAATTTCGCCAACTACACTTATGGGACCGAGGAACTGCGAAGCATTATCAACAAGATAGAAACCGCTTCTGTCCTCAACGGCAACCCACCCAGTGTGAGTTGGCTTGGGTTTGGTCCAGATGATGATGACGTCGATACTGTTGGAGAATACTATGAAACAATTGGAGTTTGAACTTATGATAGATTATCTCGGAGACCCCGAAGAAACTAATGATTGGTCCCACGACCACAATACTGAAGTGGGGGAATTAACTGAGCGAGTATTCGAATGGGCAGAGGCTACTTTTCCGAATCGTAACGATGCCAGTATGTACCTCAAGATGTATGGTGAGATCGCTGAAATGATCGAGTCAGACGGGGACGCGAACGAGATCGCTGATATGTTTATCCTCTTGCTGGATTACGCCAAACGTAAGAAGGTTGACGTTACCACGGCAGTCTTGCGAAAGCTTGAAATCAACCAAGCTCGGACATGGGTGACTGACAAAAATGGGGTAAATAGTCATGTTTATTACGAGGAGTGATTATGTTAAATAAATTCTTGGCCTACGGACCAGAACGGCACATGTTGGAATCGGTGATGCGGATTCAGGCTGTGAAGCGCTGGCATATGATTGACACGACTCGGACCCAAAATCTGGCCGAACATTCCGCGAACGTGGCGATGTTGGCGATGCTCATCGCACTGAATTCCCCGATCGAATTCTTCGACACCTACCATTACGTGGGCGCTGTGGCTCTGGTGCACGACCTCCCGGAAGCGTTTACCGGCGATATCCCCTCTCATACAAAGAAAATGCTTACTGGGATCAGTGCTTTGGAGAAATTGGTTACACCACGTGATTTTTTCTTAGAAGCACGTTCAAGCACCATGATGTTGATCAAGATGTGCGATCTTGCGGACGGCATCCGATTCGTCCGTTTACATGGAGTCGATATGACTGCATCTCACGCGCAGGAGGGACTCGAAGAGCAGATACTCAAAATCTTCGAGTCCGCCAAGGACGAACATCATTGGCCGGAGCATGTGATCGCGCATGTGAAAGACTACATCATGTTCTACGCATATGAACACAGCTGAACTGTCATTCCGGCACTTTATTGGACCGGCGATGAGGGGCAAGTGGATGATGGCATGGCATGAAGATCGTCATATTAGCCCCGGTATACCCGACCTCCATTATGTGATGGTCAACGAGGAAGATCATCGAATTGAATATCGGGTTGGATGGTTAGAACTCAAGGCTATCGACACAGATCTTTTTCCGACTCGCCGCATTAAAGTCGAGCCTTCGCAACACCAATTTATGCGACGCTGGCTCCCTCATATGCCGATTCATTTCCTGATTCGCGTTAAGAAAACGCTATATCTGGTGGACGGTATATACCACGCTACCGTGCCCGAGATTCATAACGCTTCCGATATGCAGTTAATATGTACCGCTACGTGTAATCAAGCTGATGTCGTAAAAGTGTTGGTTCCCATACTTAAAACACTGACAAGGATTTAACGTGAATCAATTCAAAGAATATGCGGAGACGAAGCCTGCGATAATTATCAAGGCCACGCTCGATCTACTGCATGCACCGGGGGACGTTTTCGAGGTACGGATTCCTAAGACGAAGGCAGGGACGATCAGCGGGTATTTCAATGATACCGGCATCGCTGCCTCTATGATCGCCAAGGAGAATGGTAAACACCAATCGGTCTACATGACCGTGAACCCGATCCAACCAGCATTAATGGCACGTAGCGAGAATACGCTAACTTATGGCTCGTTCATGACGTCTTCGGATGTTGATGTTCTACGCCGCCGCTGGTTTTTACTTGATTTTGATGCAGTCCGACCCGCTGGAATCTCGTCATCCAAATCGGAATACGAAGCTGCTCTGCGCAAGGCAGATGATGTGGTCGAGTGGTTAACATCGATCGGGTGGCCGGAACCAATTCGAGCCGACAGCGGCAATGGGTGTCACGTGATGTACCGGGTCGACGAGCCGAATGACGACTTGGCTCGGATTGATTTTGAGTATGCGCTTAAGATGCTGTCTTCCATTTTCTCGGATGATGCGGTCAAAGTAGACGTTACTGTCTTCAATTCGAGCCGGGTTTGGAAGATTTACGGTACGGTGAGCGCCAAGGGATCCCATACGGCTGACCGGCCACACCGGGTCGCAATGTTGACACGGGTTCCTAAGGAATTGAAGCTCCTGACCCGCGACCAGATTGAAAATGTGGCGAGGCCACTGCGAGACGCTAAATCAGACGAATTCCGGGACATGACCGGCGAGTACATTTCCGATATGGTGAAATGGCTGACTGATCGGGGGCAAACGATCATGAGCGGTCCGCGCCCAATGTTTGGCAATGAAGGCCAGAAATGGATCATCTCGAAATGTCCATTCAATGAGACTCACTCCGACCCCATGGTGGGTTTGGTCAGCAACCGGCCTGTGTATCGGTGTCTCCATGATTCTTGCTCCGCCTTCCGTTGGAAGGAATTCCGTGAGAAGATCGACCCGACTTACAAAAGTCCCGAGACAATATATGACCGGCTGAAAGATTGGTGTGATGGCCCGTCTGCAGAAATGGACAATGAATTGGTCCAGTCAGCTTGCGCTACCGGAAAGCAGTTGATCCAGATTCTGAAGAAACTTCGCAAAGAATGCGCTCGCCCCCGGATATTGTTGTTGGAAGACTTGATCAAGTCAGAGCGTAAGCGATTTCAGCGGGAGACGATCGGAGATAATAACGAACGAGGTAATATCGTAGGCATTATTAACCGTGCCCGTTTAATGCAGGATGAAGGCATTGTACCCATGTTCTGGATTGCGGATTATGACCACCGGGTTCGCGTCGGCAAGATTGGAGATATCGACTGCCCGAAATGCAGCGAAGAGGAAGAAATCAATATGATGGTCCGATTCCACTCAGCCGGGGAATCTTGGGTCAAGCAAATGCACATGAGCCAAGTGATCAAGTATCTGGCCAGTGAATACCGAGTCAATCCCCTGCGGATCAGCCTGAAGCAATTGATTTGGGACGGTACCCGTCGCCTCGACACGTGGCTACCAGATTACATGGGGACCAAGAATACCGAATATACCCGAGCAATAGGGCGCAAATGGCTGATCAGCGCCGTGGCTCGTGCCATGGAACCCGGATGCCAAGCCGACCATATGCTGATCTTTGAAGGCACTCAGGGTATCGGCAAATCGCAAGCACTTCGTATTCTTGGAGGGCAATTCTACACCGAATATTCAGGCGGCATGACGGGTGGTGGGACATCCCATAAAGACATGGTAGCCGTGATTGCAGGCAAGATGATCGTAGAAATGTCGGAACTCGCGACTGTCCGTCGTGCCGATATGGAAGCGCTCAAGGCGATCTTGACCACCACTGTGGACGATGTCCGGCTTTCCTATGAACGTGATCCGAAAGCTTATCCCCGCACCTGCGTTTTTGCTGGTACCACCAACGAGGTGGGTCAGGCGTATATCTCTGATTTGACGGGTGCCCGTCGATTCTGGCCGACTCACGTGGGTGAGTGTGGGCCGGTCCGGACACTGCAGCTGAAAGAGATGCGCGAGCAGATATGGGCTGAGGCAGTCTACGCTTACGAATTAGGGGAGGATTGGCATAAAGTCCCACAAGAGCTAGTTACTGAGGAGCAAGGTGACCGCCAAATTAGCGTTGAAAATGTGGAGCCATGGTTCCAGAGGATTCGGGATGCACTTACCGATCCAGATAGTTTTGCCAATGAAATCTTTTTCGCCGTCCCCCGGTATGAACTCGGTCAGCCGGTTGCGGGTTTCAATGTCCGCTCAGGTCCGTTACATTTGATACTCGGCATCGTGTTGCAGATCGACACTTCAAGACAGAGCCAGAATGACGTATTACGGGTCCAGAAGGTACTCCGGGGACTCGGATTCAAGAAGACCCGGCCCTCAGGTAAATGGCATGGCTCTACTTACGCGTACGACCTGACACAGGACACAGTACCGCACCTATGGTCATCAATCAGCGCTGCTCGTAGCGCGTCCAAGTTCCCAAAACCAATCGAGGAGAAACAAGATGAAGCTACTTAGAAGCGCGACCGTTTAGCTTCTCAATGGTGCGAAGGCCACTTAGGCCGAGCATCCCCATCAAGACGGGCATCATTTCACTCAAGTCCGCTGGCGCTAAACCCGTCAGCGGATGGTCTAGGTAGGCAGCAGCAAACAGCAATGCCTTCAGACCGATCCAGTTCCACGCGCAAGCCACGCCGCAGACCCAGCCTATCGCTGGTCGCCACCCGGAGACAAAAACGCTTGTAGAGCCTGCTTCTGCCTTGTTGATGTCCAACTGACCCTGTACCAAAGCAAGTGCTGCGGCAAGCTGCGCCTTCTCCTGTTCAGTCTTGTCGGGCCAAATCGTTTGCACGACAGTCTTGGCGAGGTCGATGCCTGCGGTGAGTGGGTCGAGTGACATTACGCCTCCAACAGATTTTTGGCGATGCGGTTAGCCCACCCCCGACCAAATGACGGCCAGGTTGGCAGGGCAGACATAAACTGCAACCTAGCCCCGTTGAACCTAGCGACGAACCGCAGGGCAGGCATAGACACCACAGCCTGTAGCGTGACCGGGCCAAGGTTGCCATCGTCGTCCACGCCAACGGTGCGTTGCAAGGTCTTGATGGCAGTACCGACGCCAGAGTTCACCGCCATGTCAAAGAGGTCAAACTTGATGGCGTCAGGCACACTCTCGCATCCCGTTGGCCCCCAGTAGTCGCGCAGGTAGATTTCCTTGGCATGTGCCAGTGTTATCGTTCGAATCATTTCGCCGGGATAGCTGCGCCGAGAAATTCCGTACTTAGTCTCGCCGCCTGGGTCATGCGGATCGTTAACGTAGCCGCCCTCCAAACCTATCAACCGCTCAAACGCTTGGTCGAATGTCATTTGTCGGCTTTATGGTCTAGTCGGTCAAAGATTTTGCCGAGCATCTCTTTGACCTCGCGCATGTCATCCTTGTAATCCGATCGGGCGAGATAGACTTTTGGCAGTTGAGCCAGGTCGTCTTTAAGCTGCTTCACCGCAGCCCACAGCTCACGCGCAAACCACCCGATAACGGACATCACCGCGCCCAAGATAATGTTGACTGTTTGTTGGTCGATCATGGTGTTAGTGCGTTTTGGTTGTCTGGAGATAACTTATTGAGTTTGCGGATTGCCTCTGGCGTTGGCCGGTAGTCTGTGGGTACTGCGTTGGCGGCTTGGTACTTTGGGCTTACCATTCGCTTAGCCATAGCCCTGCTACCTAGTTCACCTAATGCAGCGCCAGCAGCTAAACCAGCGGCTGTTCCTACGCCGGGGATTACCGACCCGATCCCTGCGCCTACCGCACCGCTCAATGTAGCTCTGCTTAGGGTTCTCCTGACGGCACCAGCTACAGACTCAGGTGTCGTTAGTCCCATCGCTTCCGGGAAATTTCCGGCGAATTGTCCAATAGTAGCAATGTCGCCAGTGAGTTTTGAATTTTCAGCGGTAAGTTTCGCTAACTGCGCCGGGTCTATTTTTCCGGTATTAAAGTCAGTAGCGTCCTCATATGCGTGAATTTTCGCTATTTTTACGCGAGCGGCGCGAAGATCGCTTAGAGTTTTGGGATCTGTAACGTTGTCTTCAAGCATTTGCTCCAGTGCATCTGCGATACCACGATAGGCTTTTACTTTATCTAATTCGCTTGCGGGAATCGGATGGCCTGCTTTTTGAGAATTATTGATAGTCTGGGCTTGCGCTCTTAAATCACTGATACTTTTTATAGTCTCAGAACCAGTAAGCCCTGTTGTTATGTCTTGTTTCGCCGTGTCAATAATCTCATTCAATGCAGCAGCGCGGGTCTTCCCTAATACTAGTATGTTTGGTCGAAGCGATTCCAAAGAATCTACTACCTTTGAATCAGCGGTCATTGACGGTAATTTTGCTACTTCTTTATATGGACCGCTAGCTGCTTCTCTAGCCGCTGCAAACGGCGCTTCAGAATTGAGTGCCGTGTTTACAGGCAAGCCCATTTCATTGAGCGCAATTTGTGGTACCCGTACGGCATTAGATTCAGCCGCAGCCACATCAATTGCTTTCGGGTCGGTTAAAAATGCTTTTGTTTTATTGGTCTTAGTCGGGTTCATCGCGGCTGGACTAGCGACTAACCCAATTTGCGACCCCTTATTCGCGGCTTCAATTCGTCCAGCGTTTTGGAAGCTTTGAGCAATGTTCGCCTGACCGATACGGGCTGTTTGCGCTGCTGTGGTTTCACCAAACGGTAAATCCGCGCCAGCAACATCACGAATAGCACGAATGGCAGCAGGAGCCGATTTACCAAGAGCATTAAGTGTTGGGATCGGAACTCCGATCATAGGTGCCAAAGCATTACCAACGGCAGCAGTATATTCTTGCCCTAGTTCACCTCTTGGTTGATAGAATTGCCCCTGGATATATTTACCGAACTCTGCTGCTGCTGCTTTGCCTTCAGGTGTAAACGCTTGACCTTGAGTCAGTTCATGTCCAAGTTGAGCGATAGGCGCGACAACACCGCCGACCATCCCACCTGCCATCGCTGGTAGAACTTCAGCAGCACCACGAATTTTATTTAAAAACGATGCTGGCGCTTCTGGTTCAGCAGGCCGTATTGTCCCCGGAATTTGCAACCTTGCATTCGGCATACCTTCGCCGGGAGCTTCTAACTTACTAACATCGTACCCGTTTAATTTCAATTTGGCTGTAAGGTCAGCCTTAGACATATCATCCGGCACATCCTTAATCAGAGTGCCATCGGGTAGGCGGACGTCCATTATTTTAGACTCCCAAACGGGACTTCTTTACCTGCGCCACCAGTAGGTGCGTTAGCCGCTCGCATACCAGCTTTGACTTCTGGGCCAGATGAAAGGGCCGCACCCATTTCTTGACTCATCACGTTAAAGGCCTCGTTAAGTTGACCCTTAGACATAGCCTCATTAATAATATCTCGGGCATGATTTTTATCTGAAACCGTACCAATACCCTTTGGATTGATCGCCCTCGCGTAAGTATTCACAACAGCGTTAAGGGCTGTTGCTAATCCAACGATGTTAGTGTCCCCGGTCTTTCTAGCTATGTAATTGCCAGCAGGATTAAGCATCGGATAATCACTGGGATTGACTTTATCCACGTACGGTTTTGCGATGTTGATCATTTTCGTGGCTTCATTGGCCGCGACTTGCACATTTGCGATCTGGGTACCGACTGCACGTTGCCCCGAAATCATGCCTGCGGTTTCACCTTTAGCGGTTCTTACATCTGTTGCCGCTTGCGCTGGAGTCGCGCCGTTGCTCATAGCTAATTCACCCGCTCTTGTTAAAATCTTAGACCGAGCGGCAGCAACCATTGGCCCCATGCCCATAGGTGGTAACGTTCCAGTTTGACGGTATGTTTCAGCGATAAAATCAATGGTATCTGGTGTAAGGTTACCTGTAGCCATTTCAGCGTTTAACCGTTGCGTTGCCACCCCAAGTTGACCTGCTGCTATGCGGTTACGTTCTGCGCCAACTTCATTTACCAGCAGTTGCCCCGGCGTAGCTTGCATTGCAAATCCTTCGCCGCCGACTTTCTGCATAAACGTTGGGCTTCTTGGATTTTTATCTATGAAAAATTCAGTCTTACCATCGTTTACTTTCTCGGGCATTGGAGCTATTACTTTTGCAAATTCAGTCTGCCCTAGTTTTGAGCGCTCTATGAAACTAGCGATAGCTTTTGGTCCCCCGGCAACAGCGGCTTGAATATCACCTTGAGTTTGTTGTGACGTAGAACCATTGGCGCGGAGTGTGTCACCTAACGCATCTGAATGATTTGACATATGCCAATTCATCAGTTGCTCTCCAGCAGTAGGGCTATTCGGATCAATGCGGTCTAAAAATTCCCTTGATTGCTTTAGTTGCGCTTCCACGGCGTCTGTTATCGCTTTCGCCAAAGCCACGGGTTGCGCTGCGACCTCACCCATTAATTTCTGCTGATTAAGTTTCGCTGTGGCCTGTGCCATGCGCGTTTTTTCAAGCTCCGGAATTTGTGACCCCGCACCGGCAGCGCCCAAATATCTGCGAACTTTTGCGTAGTCCATCTCGCCTGTGTCCGCATTGATCCCACCAGCATAGGCAGCGTTTAGCGCGTTTGCTTGAGTATCTGCGCGTTGAGCCTGTGCAAGTTGGTATTGTGTCAAAGCATTTTGGTTTTCACCAACATCCAACTGCTGTCTTTTTGCATATTGAACGAAGGGATCGGCGGGAGGTTGGAACTGGTAACCCTGAGCGATAAGTGCGTTTAGATCAGCCATGATTTGTCCTTAAATGTATCCCTGCGAACGCACACCGGAATACGGATCTGTTTCCATATATTGCGGCGCTGCGTACGATGGTTGACTCATAGGCGGCGTTCTTTTTGACGCCAAATAATCATTGAAATTCATTTGGTTTTGGTATGAACTTGCGGCATTCTGCAACCCGCCAGCTAAAGTGTTTGCAGAACCCATTTGACCCGCTGCCATTGCATTACCCGCTTGCATCGTTAGATTCCCGACGTTGGTGCCATACTGCCCCGCAGCGGAGCCTTGGTTAGACGCCGCAGACTGACCGGATGCCATCAAATTGCCCAGTGGCTGTAGTTGGTTAGATCGGTTTGTCTGGTAACGGTTGAATGCGTTCTGGTACTCCTGCGAACCCATGTCCTGCCCAAAGCGAGTAGCTGCCTTCAACGCCCCACCGGAGATTAGGCCACCCCTAGCCGCCGCAGACCTATCCAATGCCTTTTGGCCTTCGCTCAAGCGGAACGCATAGCCTGGGTCTTGCTGGAAGTCCGACATATTGAAGTCACGCGCATACTTGCCAAAGTCAGCACTTTGACTACCAGCACCTTGCGGTGGCCGGTAGTTGTTCATGGCGTTCTGGTCGCCTTGACGTGCCGACGCAATAGCCGCAACAAGACCGGCTTCGTTAACCCCTCCACCCACCATGCCACCGTGATCACCGACAGTTGAATCATACGTTGCCGGGGTTGAAAATTGCCCCATTAACGCATTGCGAAGTTCGGCGTCGGTACGCATAGTAGGCGCACCACCAACACCAGGCTGCGCGGGTGCGCTTAGTCCGAGCAACTCCATCAGCCGGTTTTGCCCTGTTAGTCCAGCCTGACGGTAGGGTTCTTGCCCCGCCATTTGCTGGTCAAATATCTGCTTCTGAAGCGCCGAAGCACGATCAGCCGCACCAGCCTGAGTACTGGCAGCAGCGCTAGCACCAGATGACGCTAAAAGACCACCTGCAAGCGAGGCTCCGGCTCCGATCATTGCTACTGTTATGAAACTCATATTGACACCTCAATTGATTGATCTTTTATCTTATTCCCGACACCAAACATAGCATGCGGATCGGCTTCAACTAATTCCGATTCCGCATCTTCAACCGTACTCGACTCGACTCGGTGAAACGTCATACACAGTGCATCTGTCTCTGCGTAGACCGCTCTTTTCGTTCCTGGACTGCTGCATATTACTTGTGGGCCAGTGATTCGTCTAACACCTTCGTCTGTGGTGACGGCAACCGTACCAAAGACGACCATATAAAAGTGCTCTTTTTTATGAACCTTGCCGACTATTAAACATCCAGCAGGACGCCAAACTTGACGGCAATACATGCCTGCATGAAATAAATGCTCAGTAGGTGCCTCATATTGTTCATGTTTGGCAACTTCAATTTGTAGCGCTTCGACCCTTTGGCGCATCAACGCAGGCGATAGAACAATATTGTTCATACGATACTCGTAATGATGCCGTCAGTAACGGTTACTGTCTTCAGATCGACGGTAGTGAATGACCCAGACACGCCAATATTCTTGACAGCTATAGTACCAAGGCCGGTGATGTCGGTGCTAGGGATTGTGGACGATGCTGTAAAAGCCGCAGTACCATTGCCTTTCACATATCCCGTCAACGTCGCCGCGCCCGAACCGCCATTAGGTACGGTCAAAATTCCGCTTACGTGCGTCGTCAACCCAATTTTGCCCCACGCTGGCGCTGTATTTACGCCGCCTGATATGAGTGCGTTACCAATAGCGACATCAGGCAGTTTGGCTAAAGTAGTTGTCGTATTGGCATAAAGCAAGTCGCCGACAGCAAAAGATGAAAACCCTGTGCCGCCATTGACTGCTACAAGAGTTCCAGCCAACGTTACAGCGCCCGTGGTCGGCGCGGCAGGGGTAAGGCCAGTAGTGCCTCCAGAAACGCTCAGAACGCCCGTGTTGGCTACCGTGATGGTGCCTAAGCCATTGGTGACAGAAATACCTGCGCCAGCGCCTAGCGTGTTTAACGTGTACCCGGTGCCGTTGCCAATCAGCAATTGGCCGTTGGTTGGAATTGTGTCCAATCCAGTACCGCCAGAGGTGACGGGAAGAATGCCTGTTCCTTCCCCGGTAAAAGTATATAGGCTGTAAAACCAGCGATACCATTGGCGCGAGACTGCGCCCGTGCGCTCATCGACCAGCGACACCCGAGGGGGCGTGATCTGGGTTTGGTTGGCAGTAGCCATGTTAAGCGTCGGTTGGGCTGAGTAGCAACTCAGCGCCCATAATCGCTATCTTGTTGGGGTCGGTGCCGGAGAGTTCATAGACCCGGTCGCGCAGCTTCAGAGTCATGCCCAGCCGACGCCAGAACACACGGTGACCATACGCGCCGATCTTCCCTATAGGCGACCAATGTTCGTTGGACCAAGTGTGACCACCATCGTCTGACCAGCGCAGCATTACTTGCGGGTCATAGCCTGGTGCTGCGGGGTATGAATTGGTGACTAAGTTGTACCCAGTGATATCGGTATCTGACAACTCGTATTGTCCCAAAGGCTCAAAACCGTCCCCCGCTTCGGTGGTTAAAGTAACCCCCGATTGCGCGGCTAAAAACGTTTGCACGTACTCAGCCACAAGGTCTAACCCCGCCTCAGTGTCAATATTTTCGCTGGCATACGCAGGGTACAAATTTAGCCCAACGCCTGCTTCACAGTCCAATTGCAGACTGTGGTGCGCCGTGCGGTTAAGGTTGTTCTGGCCGGTCGGCAATGCTCTCCATGATCGCAACCATTTCTGGATACCGCCATTATCAGCATATACATCCAAGTCAAACCGATAGATGTCGCCGTTCTCAAAATCACCAACAATAATGTTGCCGCCAAAATTACATTGGCAGTTGCTGCGGTGCCGGGTAAAGTCGCCACGATCAAAACCGGCTCTCTCATGCCATACTTGGGTAGAAACATCATAAACCCAAGTGGCGTTGCCCGTGGGGAATGTCAGCACATAGAAGGCGTGACCTTCTTGCTGATAAGTGTACGCAATGGCGTCCGCGATGTTGCCGTACTGGGCGATAGCATATTCGACCGCATGGGTGGACATCCGAACGCCAGTATAACCATTCGCCTTATAGACGATACCTTGCCCACGGGCATCCGTGCCTAACCAAAATAAGCCATTGTCCAGTTTAGCGATTGAGAACGCAGCGACGCAACCAATCTCATTGAACGCACCTTGGATGCGTTGCAACGGAAAATCAGGGAGTCCAACGTCATACCAGACTTCCACCGAGTCGGTGCCAAACACCCACAACTCGCGGTGGTCGGAAATAATTCCTACAACACCATCAGGTGAGCCTTCGGCGCTGGCGAAGTCCAAGGGATCGACTGAAGTGCCATCCAGTAATTGCGAAACCCAGATGATCTGGCTGTTGGGTTGGTTAAAGACAAAGTACCCGTCAAGGTACGTTACCGTTACCGCGCCAGCAAAGTCCGGGTCGGTGATCTGGGCGAATACGTTGGTTGATTCGTTGTAAATAAACCCGTCAGGATTAGTAGCTAAAAATATCTGTGTGCCGTTGTCCGCAATGGACACCGGCCCGGTGTTGGTAGTCAAAGAGCCAAGCAACTGCGGTGTGGCTGTCAGGCCGGTCAACTTGTAAAAGCCAGATCCGGAAACAACGTAGAAGTCGCTGCCGTTGGTCTGGTGCGCCCACAACGCCCGGATCGGCCCAGTGCCTACGGTCTGTAGGAAGTCAAGGCCAGGTGCGCGGTTAAGAAAGCCGGGTTCCTTGCCGCCTTCAGGAATGGCCTCTGGGAAAAGATTGACCATGCGGTTGTTCGCAGCGTTGATACTGCGTGCAACATAGGCCGACCCAAGAATCGGCGTTTTCATTAGGCACTCACAGCCTTAATCACTGCAAAGGCGATAACAATGGCTTCAGACAAGGAACCCAAGGAAATATTACGCACGTTGATGCTTGCCGACCCTGCCGCAGACTGAGCATTGAGCAGGTAAGAACCCGCAGTACCTGCACTGATATGGTTCATTATCAGGATATCGCCAGCCTCAATAACGGTGTTGGTCAACGTAAAACTGACCGTAGTATCTGCGGCAAGCGCGGCGGCGTTCAACGTAATCTGGCCGGTTGATTTGCTTAACGTAACTCCGGTAGATTTGCTGGTAGCTTGGGTAACAGTGCCACCTGAACCAGTTGCATATCCCTGCTTTCCTGTTCCACTGATGACTTGATTGCCAGTGGTGCTAAGGCTTGTGCCAGTTGCCGCACCGATAACTGGCGTGGTCAACGCCATTGAGGTGCTGGTACAAGCACTGATGTTGCCACTGGCTACCGTCCCCAAGGCAGGCGCAACCATCGTTGCATTGGTAAACAACAGCGCGTTAGTAACCTGTTTTGTGGTGCCACCTTGCACAATTGGCAAGACATCACCAACGGCAGCAGCCGTGGCCGTTGGAAGAGCGGTGATTGCAATAGTAGCCATGTTAGTAGTTTCCTGCGTAAATATTAAACCGTTGTCGAGAAGACACAATCGCGTAAGGCATTGACATCACATCGTCAGGGTTGTTGATGCGCTTGATATTGCGCTTGCTGGTCATGGCAATGCGCCGTACTTGTGGGCTAGGCTCAACACCAAACTCTGGCGCAATTTCCATTGCCAAGTTGTAGGTAAACGCACGCAGGTAACCTGGCGGGAACAGGATGTTAGTTGCCAAGGTAGCAGGCTGATCCAGTTCATCAACCGAGATAAAGTGCCACTCCAAGTCTCGCGTAGGCTTTGGGTAAATGTACATATCAACATTTGGGTAGCTCATGTTGATAAACAGAACTTGCGGGTACGTGCTGGTTACCGTCTTCACAGCAATACCGTCGTACTGCTGCTGGTTAATCATTTTGATGCCATAACTGACATTAGTGCCTGGATCGCGGTAGTAGGTCGCGTCATCCAGCAAGACGGGCCGGTTGCCTATAAAGTCACCGGTCGGGCCAAGAGTACGGTTGATCTGGCCAGCAGGCCATGTGAATACCTGATCTTGGGTACTGAACACTGACAGGCGCTCAGTGTTCCAAGAATCGATCATCTGATCGAGTGCCGTCAAGCTATCTTGCGACACCTCCGCAGAAGACGTTTCTCCTTCGGCCAGCACGCCCAGTAGCCGCAGCGCCCGGTTGATTTGATCACCTGCAGTGTACGTAGTCATTGTTCTGACTCCTTACGCGTCGATTTACGCTTTACTTCCATCACGTTGACAGGAGCCGTGTCTTCAATAACAGGTACGGCTTCATCGCACCGCGACCAACCATTCTTTTCGTCGGCATCGGCTTCCAGATCCATCGTGGCGACTTTGCGTCCATGAACAGGATGAGAGAGATAAATGACTGCCATAATTTAAAACTGGGGGTAGTTAGCCCCCATTTAGGTTAAGCGCCGTGAACAATTGCGTAATTGATGATGACAGCTTCAGAGTATGAAGTAGCAGCAGTCAAATTCCGCAACGTAATCAAGGCAGAACCAGTGGCCAGGTAAGAAATGTAAGTGGTGTAAGCCCCAGCAAGACTACCAGTGGTATTGCTTGAAACATTCACAATGATTGTGTCATTGGTGGAGATCAAGCTATTGGTCAAGATGAACGACACGGCAGTGGCTCCTGCCAACGCTGCGGCGTTCATTGTGATGCGGCCAGCAGACTTGTTCAGAGTTACCCCTGTTGACTTGTCTGTGGCTTGCGTCACAACACCTTCAGCCGCTGCCGCATAGCCGATTTCGGTCGTAGCGTAAACGGTAGTGCCAACTACGGTAGATGGGGTCGTCGCACCAATAGCGCTGCCATCAATCGCAGCGCCGCTCAACGTAGTGCCAGAAGTCAATTCGGGGTCGCTATATGCGACACCGACAGGTTTTGTGTTTGCCATGATTTGGTCCTTTAGAACTGGGGGTAGTCAGCCCCCATTTAAGTTTAGGAAATCCGGTACACGTTGTAAGCAGCGCTGCCAGTTTTGTAGAACAACAACTCTCCTCCACCAGAAGGTGAAGTTGATGCCACCGCAGTGATTGCAAAAGTCATTGTTCCAACCAAAGTGATGCCAGTTCCTGCTGCGATCGTTACAACACCACTGGACGTACCAAGGTTCACAATTGACAGCCGAAAACTAGACCCTACTTTTGCGTTAGTCAGTGTTGCATCAAGCAACGCTGCGGTAGGCAAAGTATAGGTTGCTGCGGCTGTTCCGGCGGTTGCAACCAGCAAATTGTTTGTGACTTGCGCCACAGTCAACGTTGCGGTAACAGTTGCTGCTTGGGGCGTGATTGACGTAATGTCAATTTCATTAAGGTTGCCGTCACCAAACTGGTAACCGCCGCCGACTGATGGGAGTGTCATGATAATTTTCCTTTAAACGTGTTACTGATTAACCCCAGATGCGGCAGGCCATCTGTGGACGAATGGTATTAAAACCGTACAGCACATCAATACGGCAAGGCATACGGTCGTTGTTGATGTCGTACTGACGAACAACGCGCAAACTAATGCCGTTGTGAACAGCACGCGCAGCCATATCAACACCTTGGGGCAGCAACAGGTCAGCCGTAGCAAATGTGATGGCGTCCTTGTGATAAACCAAGTTCTGCGCGTAAGCAGTAGAAGCGGTGCCGACGAAAGTCACAACAGCAGCAGCTACTGGCAAGGCAGTCATGGTAGCCAGTGCGTGAGCAGCGGAATACATGGCAGCAACAGTCACAGTCCAATCGCCAGACACAGCGGTTGCGTCAGCCAAAGCCACAAACTGAAACAGCGAACCAGTGGTTTCACGGGTTTGCGGGTTCACAGCAAAGCAAGCTGCGACGGTAAACACATCGCCAGCCTTAAGGGTTGTGCTTACAGAACCTTGGGTCAAAACAAGGCTAGCAGAACCTTCAGAAGTCACCGTGGTTTTCACAGTGGTAGCTGCCGTAGCATCACGCGAACCCGTGGTGAACTGCTTGATCGACTGAGACATGTTGATCTCGTCAAAGCCCAACACGCCAGTGCCCATCATGCCGTTCTTGAACTGCTTGCTGATGGTGTCGGTAGGATTGAACAATCCCTTCATGCCTTCAACCAGGCCAGCATTTGCAGCCGGGTTAACCGTTGCATAACGAGGCGACATCACAGCAGCGTTTTCGTTCAACTTCTGCTGGGCTTGCAACAGCACCAAAGAGGTCGAAGGAGTCGTGCCGGGGGTGCCGACCGTGTTACCAATAGTCTTGTACGCATTAGCAACGTCAGCGTCAATGCTGGATGCCAACTGGCTGATACGTGGCTTCAGCACACGTTCGGCAAAGTCGTCCAACTGCATCGTCAGTTCAGCGGAGGTGAAGTTCACGCCGATATGCTTTTGAGTGGAGACAGTCAGCGTGGTGAACTGTTCGTTGTCGTCCTGAACTTGCAGGGCAGCACCGTCAGTGACCAAAGCGCGGTCAGGCAGGCGAATACGCAGGGTAGAACCAATCTTGGCACCTTGAACAGCAAAACTGTCGTCGTACTGACGGTTTACGTTGCGGGTAAGCACTAGGTTGTTTTCGAGAATCTCAAGCGCTTTGCGCGTGATCATGTCGATGGTAAGAATCGAATTAGCCATGAAGAAAATCCTTAAAAAATTAGCGGGTTTGCGCTTCCCACTTCTTCCGCTGCCGTGCCCTATCAGCTTCAATCCACTGCGAGGTCGTCATGTTCTGGGTAGAACGTGGGTCCGTAGTGTCATAGGCCGGTGATCCAGTGGATCGGGCAGTAACAGGCGAAATCGGCGCTGGCGCTGATGTAGTACGTTTCATCGGAGGGTCAGATGCCAACTTGGCCTCAATCCTTCCAATTTCCCTTGCCTGCACAAGCGGGGCTAGGCGAGATATACGGTCTGCGTCTTTGGGGTTAGTTCCGAGGTAGTAAGCTAACTCAGGTCCAACATCCGAAGACCGAATCGTATCGGCCATCACATCAGTAATTCTCAGCTTGGGGTTGTACGCTACTTGTTCAAAGTCATCGTACTTAGCACGGGCTTCCTCTTCCTTATCGTGATAACTCTCAAGAACTTGTGAGTGCTGCTTGGCCGCATCTCTCTGCGCGATCAGTTGTTCAGCCTTTTGGTAGGCCAACGCATCGGCGTAAGCCTCTGGCGTTTCAAACTGGTCAGCAGATTGTGTTGCCGGTGCCCTCAAGGTCTGCGTTTCCGCAACCCTCTGTACTTGTTCCCGTTCCCACTTTCGTTGCTCTCTTGCGAGGCGTTTTCCAATAGCCGCATCAAGTTCCTCTTGCGAGAAGGTCTTGGGTGCTTCTGCTTCCGGCGCGTTAACTTCGGGTTCAGGTGCAGCCGTTGCCACCTGTTCCAGCGCGGGTTCTACAACCGCTAGGTTCTCTTCCGACATTTTTCGATTCCTAAGAATCCCTGATGAATCGCATCAGTACGTTTTGTCAGCATTATGCTGGAATTTGAGCCGCTTTATACGCTGCCATAACTGGCGCTGTGTGAATTGCTTTGCAAATGGCCTTTACACGGTCATCCTCACCGTTGTAGTCATCGCCGGGGACGACAACGTGGCGATGGAATGATCCGCTAATCTGTTTCCCATCTTCAAGAATAGCGGTCTTGGTCCGAACTTGCACAGCGCCATTTTCCACAACTTCAATCAGATCAACAGAGATAACTTTTTCAAGAGCCATTATATTTCCTTGTTTCCAGCCTGACTATACAGTCAAACACTAAGGTTTCCAGTTGTCCGAACTGGTACGGTTTAGCAATTAAAAAATACGAATGTACGCCCAATTTATAGTGGCAACGCCGCCTGTAAGTTGTTTTGCTTGCACATTAGTGCCTGATATTTGAAACAACGATCCACTGCCGCCATCATTCTGAGTCAAAATAACTGGAGAACTAGCGGTAGCACCACTATCTGAAACAACTGCCCAAGCGTTAAAAGTCGAAGCGCTGCCACTTACCCATATTTGAAGAATATATATGCCACCACTGTCAGCTACGTCAAATAGCGTAGCAAACGTATTGTTGGCAACAGAAACAGTTCCGTTGAAACTTCTAAAAACCCCAGATACACCAGAAATAGGATTAGGGTTAAAGTTTCCAATTAATGTTTGGGTGCTGGTTGTAGTATCAAAAAATTGATTATTAAATACCGCAACAGATAGTCTGTTAGTATTTATTGGATTTCCAATAGACGGATAGTTATTGGCGTTGAATTCTTGATAATTACCGGAAATTGTTCCAGAGTCGCCAGTACCATTGCAAAACACAAGTTGCGTGTAACCTTGGCGGGTAAAATTTCCAGAAACAAGAAATCCATTGCTTAAAGTATTAAAACGAATAGCGCTGGCAGCACTACCTCTGCTGAAATAACCACCAGTAATTGAAATGCCGTTACAGGTTGCACCTGCTTGCGGGTCAAACATAAAATCCGCAATTACGCTATTAATGCCCTCTGTTCTGCATCCAACCATAGATAGGCCTTGTACTGAACCCTCTACAAGAAACCCATGATTTGTGTTTGATTCAAAGTTGCAACTAAGCATTGTTGTTGATGCAATGGCGCTTCCGCTGTTTGCATAAAACCCAATGTTGCCACCAAAAAAACAATTTTGGAATGTTGTATGAACAACTGAACCACCCGATAAAATTCTTACCGCACTTCCAGATATGGCCGTTAAAGTATTAAGGTTTGACCAAGTCATCTGGTAGTTATTACCAGCTGTACCTGCAAAGTCAACGCCGTTTACTGCTGTGCGAACGTTAATATTCTCAAATGTTGATGCAGTGACGTTGTTGATATATAGACAATTGCAAGCGCTATCCCCCATCAGCGTAAAGTTACCAACCTTCATGCCTGTGATTTTTGAAGGATCGGTGATAGACAAAAGGTAGTTGCCAGCACCTATCCCAACGCCGTTAAGGGTGACACCATTCATTGACTCGCCAATAAAATCAATTGCTTTGTTAATCACAAGAGGGCTTTGAATTTTATAGACCGCACTTGCATTACTAGATGGTATAAAAACACCCTTTACATTGTTTTTTGCGTAATCAATCGCAGCTTGAAATGCGGCTGCTGAATTATTTACTCCAGAAGGATCAGCACCAAAGTCAAGAACGTTTACATACGCCCCTGAAATCATAGAGTAAGAAACTTTTGTAAGGCTCATTTTGTTTCCCTATACCGAGTAAAAACCAGCAGCGTAAAGGGTTGCTCCAGTTAATTCAATATTTGTTGATTGAACAAGTCCTGCTTTGTAAAGACGGACTGAGTTAGTTGTTTCAAGTTGCAATGATTGAATGAGTGTTGCTACTGAAGTGGCGGTAATAGTTGAACCTGCGCGTCCTTGTGCGCCAAAAGCATTCAAAGCAAAAGGCAATCCCGCAAAAGAAGCAGTCGCACCGCTAGCTGTTGCAGGGTAGACAATATTGACTTGCCAATAAACCATGCGCCCTATTTTTGCGTAAACCCCTAGTGCTGAAGTAAAAACTAACGCGGCTCCAGAACCATCAGTCGGCGTCCAAGTACCCTCTTCGTAGTCAGCCAGCAACTCGCTTGTGCCTGTGCCTGGTGTGGCAGAAAAATCAATTCCCTGACCACTTGCAACAATCAGATTGCCAGTAGTCAACGTCAGTTGAGTTGCGCTAATTGCGCGGCCAGCAGTCAAGTTGGCAACAGACACTTGCTTAGTTGCGCTTGACTGAACAATTGGAAGTACCTCAGTACCAGCAAGCGGGGTAGTTGACGCAGGAAGCGCCGAGATTTTGGTGTCTGCCATGACGTATCCAATCAGTTAAACATTACTTCAATTAGCGAAGTAAGCGGGGGTGCTTGTGAGAAAGTTAAGGCTGTGCCTGACACAGCGTAGGTATTCTTGTTTTGGTACACGCCATTGACGTACACAAATGTAAAATTCTCACCCAGTGATGCGGCGCTTAACGTAAATACCGTTTGCAATCCAGTACCCGTAAAGTTATCTACTTGGTAGCTTGCAGCCCCCAATCCCCGTATGTTGTCATACGTGGCTATCAGTACATCCGTTGCCGTATTCAGGACAAATTTGTACGGCGGTGCGCTTAACCAAACTTCACCGCCAGGTACACGACCCGCCGAATCCAAAATAATTGGATTGGTATGGTCGGTGTTTCCAGAAGAACTGGTAAAAGTAGCCTGTGGAGTCGTCGTACCCGCAGCGTAGCTGTACAGCTTGCCACCCGACAAGATAACGCCGCTGTTTGTAAAGAACTGAGCCGCAGCGCCGCCCACTGGAGAGAGAAATACGGCCATTTATGTCACTCCAGCAAGATCAAGCCGCCATCCTCTTTAATGAGGTTGTCGCCGATCTCAGTTAATAGATTGCCCTGCACGGTCGCATCGGCGTAACCAGACAGAAGAGAAATAATGCTCCCCAACCCAATGGCAACACCATTGCGAATAGGAATTCCAAAGAAGCTCATTGTGCGTTAATCGGTTTGCAGTAAATCGTGCCGCCCGTAGACACTTGAATTGCGCTTACGCGCCATTGGTCGCTAACGCTGGCAGGAATCTTAAACGGAATCGGGGTAAACGGGGGGATCGGGGTGCTTGCCGTAGTAGCAGTAACGCCTTCACCAACCAGCACATAGCAAGCCTGATCAGACCAAACTACCACGCCTTGAGCACCAGCAGGCCAAGTACCTGTCACGCCAGCAGTGCCAGTGTAAGTGATGGACTTGGAAGGGAAATTGGTATCGGCCAGTGGATTGAGAAATTCCATGATTTTTCCTTACGCCAAGAAGCGGAGTTTGTAGAGTGTACGCAAATAGATCTCTACGATGTTATCTATAAGCTGTTGGATCGAAGAGTCAGACTTGTCTACTACGTCATACCGGCACTTTTCAATCTCATCCAACTGGCCTTGCAGGAAGTCGATGATATTTGCGGTCTTGGTGGCGGAATGCAGCGCAATTGGCCCCATCAACCCATGACGCCCCTGATAGGCTTCAGCAAAGTCATCAGCCGCACCAACAATGCGCTCATAAAAGATGTTGAGTGCTACGTGTTTGCTGTAGCTGCGCGTGTTCAAGTGGACGCTGTGCGCCACATCCCGCGCCAAGAAGAGCATCCCGACAAAATCACAGGCTTTGTACATCATTGTGGCATTCCCATTGGCTGTTGTTCCATGCCCTCTTGCGGCATCTCCGGCCCGGTGTCCACATCACGACCAGGCATCTCGCCCACCAGATCACCCGAAGTGATCATCCCGTGAACCGTACCCATGACGATATCTTGAATCTGCTCTGGGGACATACTGGCTTGCACAGCAGAGATGCGTTGGGTTTCGGCTTGATACGCCTTTACAGTCGCCTCAAAGTCTTTGCGATGCATGTCTTGCGCCTCAATCGACTTACCGGCGTTGATAATCATCTGGTGCATCTGCTCCATCTCCTGACCCATCGCCTGAATCTGCTGCTCTGCGGCCTGCAACTCAGGAGGCTTGTCGCCGTCTTGCATCAGCTTGGGGTCAATCGTCTTGGCAAAGCGTTTCGCCATTTCTTGGGCACCAGGCCAATCCATGTTCTTCACAAACAGGTCGCCTGCTACTTGCCACAACTGCGGATTGCCTTGCAGCAACTGGGCCATTGCTTCCAACGCTTCTTGGCGCTTGGTCGCGTAACCCGGCCCGGTAGTGGCCACCACATCATACTTCCCAACACCGGGGTTGTAAATCTTTTCGATCACGATACCTTGCTGATCTACGATTTTCTTGACCGGCTCTTGCTGCATCGGGTCGATCTTGACCATGCTTGTCTCGCCGTCTTCACCGATAATTCGAGCAATACGCTGAGTATCGTAAATCTTGGGGATCAGGTCCACCAATTGGCGGGTCAAATACCGCACACCACGTGCCAAATTGTCACCAAAGTGGTAAGTGCCTACATCGCCTTCACGTTGCCTCGCAAGAATTGCCTTGCCACTACGCTCGTTTGATGTCATGCCCAAGGAGGCATTGTACTGTCCTGTCGACGATTTTATGTCCTCAGACGCCCCCGCTTTTGCCTGCAGGAGGCCCGTAGAGGCCATCGGAGGCTGGGCACGCTGGGGTAGTGGCAGGGTAACCCCCGCGCCGTCCGTGACGTCAGGGTTCACCTCCAGATACGGCCAGTTGGTCGTGTTGGCAGTCTTCCACTGGTTCTCGTAACCTTCAAACTGCCCACCGTAGCCGATAAATGGTGCTTTGGGAGCCAACGCCAACATTTCTGCCTCTTGGCTCACCCAATAGTTGTACATCCGCTGGGCATCCTTGGCATTTCGCACGATACCAGATACGTACAAACGACCATCTACCTCGAATTCGTTGCCTACAACACGCACAACCGGAATAAATCTACCCGCCCACTCGCGTTTTTCCAAGATCTCGTATCCGTTAATCTTGCAGTAGTTGATTCTTCGTCGGTCAGATTCACGGCTCTTCTTGGGCTTGCCGTAGATAGCTTTCAACTGCTTGTCTTCAGGCGTTCCAGCAAACGCCGTGGCGTTGCCAGGGTACAAATTAAGCGTAGCCGTATCGTAATCAACGTAATAATAGTCAGCAACGCGAATCGTGTCCTCGTTCAACCATTGCGACAAGTTCTGGTCACCCACTCCAAGCGTTTGTAAAGTCGTGATGGGCGCTGAATCGGGATACATCCGTTGGTAATCGTCTTTGCGGATGTCTTCGGTGATAAAACAGTATTTGGCGTCGGCACCGCAAGGATCTTGGATCGTCGGGTCCATGTACACCGAGAACGAATTGCGTACCCGACCAATCTTGATGTCCTGATCAAACGTGTTGTCGTCGCAATACTCGGTCAAGAGTCGGATATAACCTTCTCCGTAGGAGACTTGGTTTTCGCATGCGGTGTCGTAAGCCACATCTGCGTCCGAGATGTACTCAATGTGCCGCACCATGCCGTTGAAGACTTCGGCAACGTCAATGTCTGCCTTGTCGTCGGCTGGAATAACCTTGCCAGTTGGACGGTTCTGCCGTTGATCATTGGTTACCTGCCTAACGTGCTGGGGCAGCTTGTTAATGGTCAGGCAAGGTCGTGCGTTGATGGTCTGACCCTGCACCGCTCCACGGGTCGCCAACACATCGGCAGGCCACTGCCATTGATTATCCGGACTACCAGCATAAAATCTCAAGTCGTCGATCTCATCCTCGCGGGATTCCGACAACGCTGAAATCGCCATGTCCAGGCGGGTACGAGCGGTAGCTAGAACGTCGGAATCATCGTTCCTCCTGCCACCACCATTGGCGACATTTCCTACCGCTACCATGCCTGTTTGATCAGCCATTATTTCTTTTTGGCCATTGATTTATTTGCGCCTTGCTTGACTGCATATGCAATCGCAACAGCTTGTTTGATAGGCTTCCCGGCCTTGACCTCAGCCTTGACGTTTTCACGAAAGGCTTTGGGGGTTGGTGATTTAACGAGTGGCATAATTTACCTCAACATTTCCATCTTGCTAATGCAGCTGCCTTACGGGTGGGTCTACCTTTATCATCTTTCATCGGTCCCGGCACACCCGACATACGAGCGCAGAACGAGTCCTTGCGAGCGCCACCTTGAGGTTGGGGAGCTTTTAAATTACCGCCGGTAGCGGCGTTATATTTCTCTCGACCCTTGGCGGTCAACCCCGCACCCTGAGATGTAGGCAACTTCTCACCGCGCCCGATACTAAGCGACACTTTTTTCATTTAGCTGCCCATCCATGAAGAGGCTACTCCGCGACCTTGAAACTCACGTTGTCGCACACTTTCCACGGCTTGTTTTTCCTTGCGTGGCTTGATAATGCCGGGAAATAGTTCGGAAATAGCCCAAACAAGCGCGTCGGCCCGGTTCGGACTATTTTCGCCTATATAACCGCCTGTAGTAAATGCCGAGAGTTCGTCTTCCAAGTCTCGCATATATCCAACGTGGCGTACCTTACCTTGTTCGTAAAGCGCCGAAATGGGTTCAGCCCGTACTACTTTACCACGGGTAGCCGTGACTTTCCGGAAATTCGTGCGTGGACGAGCAGTCTGAATCACATGCTTGACCATTGCGCCACCGTAATTTACTTCCCCTACTACCGCATCTGCTTCATATCGGTCGTAAGCGTCCGTAACCACTCGTCCCCAAGTCGCCGGGCCAGCTTTCACGGTGATATCTTCCAGTACGTAGCAATGTCCGTCCGTGCCTATCCCGGCTACTATAATACCAATAGCGTCGTTGTCAGCGTTGTTAGTATCTCCAGCACCTGAAGGATCAACAGAGATAACGATTCGAACCATGTCAGGAACCACGCCATCGATTACTCGCCAAAGTTCAAAGTTTTCATCATTAAAGAGCGCATTGTGAGTGGCATCCGCGAATTCGCCCAACAAGAAACGTTTGCGAAGACGTGGACTGAGCGCCTTCAGGGTTTCAATATACGTGCTGCTAAGATTCTCAGAATTATCTTCCGGATTCATTTTGCAGTTTACGAAATTCTCCGGATGGCTCAGAGGCTTTTTCGTCTCAGGCTCGACCTTTTGGATGAATATCTTATATGCCCAGTGCATCTTGTTCGTGGGGTTCATATCATAGAACGCCCTCGGAATCAAATATTTACCCGGCGTGGTTTCCGCAAGCTGTGCTAAACGGGTCATCGCAATATCATGAGAATTCTGCGGGATCTGCGAACACTCATTGAAATATATCGTCGAATATTCTTGACCTAGGATTTTTTCCGTTCTTTCTTTGTCGTCCAACCCACCAAACCATATTTCACTGCCATTTGGAAGGCCTACAAACCAGTCGGTCTTTGAGAGGTTAAACGTGACCCCCGGAAAACATATTTCCATGACCTTCGGAAACGTATCGAGAATAATCGACGCTTTTATGTGGTTAAAGCGGAACCGCAAAATACAGTGACGTGAACGTGGAGCCTTCATTGCTCGCAGCACGACATTCCGGACTAGTAGAAACGTCTTCCCAGACCGTGACCCGCCAAAAAGCATCCCATGTGTGGCATTTCCTGCCAGCACTTCTTGGGCCTCTTCCTGCTTTTCGGTGAGTTTAAATTCGGCCATCAGATATTCACATCGAATTTGCTAACCAGATTGATCTGAATATTCGCGGGTCCGGCGTTATTCTTGCTACCGCTCGCGAAATTGTCATATAGCCCGACTACTTCACCGCGTGCTCGTTCAGCGCCCAACGCTACTTTCAACTGGCCTGATACCTTCGCGAGGTCGCGTATATCCGCCAATTCGTAGAGGTGAGCGCCCATCGAAATCAGAGAGGCATCTTGGATTTTGTCCGTGATCTCTTTGATACGCAAGGCGATCTGGGGTTTACTTAGCAGCTCTTTGCCCCGTGCTACGGGGAATGGAGAATCTGCACCAAATGTCATCTTGTACGCTGATGCGATATTCCCGCCACATTCAATGACCGCAAGAGCGAACGTGTCTTCTGCTTGAGTCAGCGCCGGATATTCAAACGCTATATCTTCCGTTATTCCAACGGAGCGTAGGGGTTCAATATCAATAACGTCACTCATATGCAGAGTGTACCACAGGCTCCTACCGGCTGTCAACCCCCCTCAGACAGGCCTTCATCGATTACTACTCTCACCGGCTCCTATCTACTCCAAATGAACAATGAACATGCTTCAGACGACACTCCAAGACTCCTACCCACTCCTATTTTTTCTAAAATGTGGGGTACGGAGTATACCTTCGAGGTGACGTACATAGCGCCACAGGGGTCCACCGATACGGGTAGAGGGGGTAGAGTGGATCGGGAGGGGTACCTCGTGTTCCATGAATCTCTCGTTATTTATTTTCCCGGAGAAAAGTGAACTATGTGCGAAAGGATATTATATCGCGGAGGAAGGTACGGGGAATATGTGGCGTGTTTCATGGACTTTGAAATTTTCTAGGGTAGAAAGCCCCCCGCCAATGCTTGGACCTGGGCGCTCTGGCCCATCCCCTCCCCATTCATCGCAGCCCTTCATCCGGCATTCAAGCCCCAGACCCCCGGCACATGAACCCAGGAGCGTGAACCTCGGCACATGAACCCCCGTCT